GTTCCCCCGCCTCATCGACGCCGAACGAAAATTGGCTGCCGTCGATCTTTTCCTCGACGATCACGGGCACCGTGAGTAGGTCCGCTACGGCCTTGTGACCCAGGGCGTAGATCGAGGGGTAGCTGTGCCAACTGTCCATCACGCCTGGCCACCTCCCGGCGCCGGCGCGGCGCCCCCCGGCGCCACCTCCGGTTGGTTGATCCCCTGCAAGAAACCCTGAAGCCCGCCCAGGCTCACCGGCACGCCCGGCCGCTGCACGTTAAGCCCGCCCGTCTGCGCGTTATTCCCGGCCAGTTGCTCGGCCAGGCCATCAACCAAGCTCTTCATGAGCATCTTCTGCCGCATCTGCTGCTGGGTCTCGATGATGTGGTCCACCAGCGCGCCCATCGCCGGCCGGTCGGGCCGCTGGGCCTCCTTCTGCTCATCCAACTGCTTGAAGTGCCTCAACAGGTGCAGGTTGTCATTGTCCTCGGGATGCGCCGCGACCTCCTCACCCTGGAGCAGTAGCGTCCACTCCTCGTCGGGAGACTTCGGCAGCCCCAGATCCGGCGGCGCCGGAACGAGTTTGCCGAACTGGTCGTCCCCCATCGCCTTGTGGACCGCGTTCGTCACCATCCACAGCGCCCGTGGGTTGGTGTTGATGAGCGGGTTCATCAGGTCCAACTGGTACAGCGCCAACCCCTGCTCCTTGCGCCGCTCGCGGTTGAACACGTTGTCCGCGAACCGGATGTCGAAGTCGTAGACCCCGCCAAACTCCTCGGCGGTCATGATGGCGCCGCCGCGCTTCGTATCGAACAGGCCACCGGCCGCTTCCTCCGTCACCCGGAAGAACACCTCCGGCCTCGGGAACTGTGTCTCAAGCTCCCAGAAGTGGCGTAGGATCTTGCGTAGGTCGTCGCGTAGAGACTTGATCTCCAGCGTGCCGCGAACGTCGCCCTCCTGGATCAGCATGGCTTGGCCGGATGCCGTCCGGGGCGCGTTCGGCCTGTCGGAACTGCGCCCGAGCGACTGATCCGTAATCCCCGTGATGCGCTCGACCACAGCCATGACCATCTGCTCTTTCGTGAGCGAGTAGGCTGGGTCGAAGGCTATCTTCATCTGCCAGATCGACGACGGATCGTCGTTCCAGTTCATGACGCCCGGCTCGATCTTCAGCGGCGCCTGCGCGTTCCCGGCGGTCGGCTTACCGAAGAGCGCGGGCGACACCGACATCTCACCCGCGTCGGTGAATTGATTGTGGTTCGAGCTCAGTTCGTTCTCGGCCCATTCGAGCAGTTCGCCGTAGCCAGCCGACCAATACGAGCCATCCTTGACCAGCGACCCATCGACAATCGGGCGTCGCCGCCGTTGGCGCGGGTACAACTCCATCAGATCCTGGACGCCTACGACGCGCTGAAGGTCTGGCGAGTAGCGCGCGACGATCTCGGTTCGCTTGTCGTCGCCCTCCAGCGTCCCGAACCACTCCCAGATCGGCAAGGTTCCACGGGCGCTCATCGCCCCGTCGTACTGCACGCCCTCGGCGAGATCCTTCTCGGCCCGCATCTCCTCGTTCATGATGTCGCGCTGCCGCCCCTGCTCCGCGAACGCCTTGACGTCGCCCATGATGGCCTCGACGCCCTGGTATAGTCCCTTCTTCTCGCCCCGCAGTAGGTCGAACGGAGTCACCCGGTAGCGCCGGATGACGAACGAGAAGTCCTGAACGCTCGTCACGTCCTCAGCCGGCACAACCAGGTCGTCCGGCCAGATCGGGAAGAACCCGGGCCCGTCGTAGCAGACCTGCGGACCGTCCGGCGTGTCGAACGTCGTGCGCTCCCACGGCGCGTAGGCGTGCGTCCGACCGAACAGCACGCGCCGGAAGTCGAATACGCTCAATGGCTCGAACATGTCCATCGAGTTGCGGACCCGCCAGGTCATAAACTTACCAACCTTGCCGACGATGGCCTGATCCGCCGGCCCGGTAGGCTCCGCAATGACTTCCATGCCGTCACCGAGCACGGCGTCAAGTTCTTTCGCCATCTTCCCGAGCACCATCCACTGAATCAGCGGAATTCGGACGTTACTCTTACCTTGGTCGCCAGCCGCCGGCGCGTCCACCCGCGAGCGCCAGCGGCGGTAATACCGCGCCCATCGTGTCATCCTGGTCTGGTGGTCGCCGATGGCGCCCCGGAAGTCCTTGTCGATTCGGATGCCTAAGTCTTTGATCTTGTCAGGCGGCAGTTGCATAAAAGAACCTCCGTGTCCCGGTCGGGTGTGCCGACGTGTGTTGCAAATCCATCTCCCTCAGATACATCCGTTGCCCGGTGAAGTACTCGCGCACCGGCCAGAGAGCGTAGGGCTTCAGGTTGCAGAAGGCCCACCCTAAGCGGTCCTCGACGCGGTAGACCGCATGGAAGAACTCACCGCGGTCCATACCTAATTTACGGCAGCATAGTTTCCAGTCCGCGCCGAATAGGAAGTGGAACCGGAAGACGCTGGTTTCCACCGAAGATTCAGCCAGCGTCCGCAACCCAACGTTTTGAAAATCAGCCATATACTCGACCGTTTTGAAACCTGCCACATAACCGCCGCCGCTCCTGATGCGCTCCACGCAACACTCGACCCGCACATCCCGGCAGTAGAGGTATCGATTGAAGCACTCGCGGAAGATATGTCGCAAGACACATGAACAGGTCTTAGTCGCCCCGTCAAGTATCGGACGGCGGCGACCTAACTCCCCCGTACCGCCACATCTGAAGCATCCGTCTAGAGCTATACGTTTCATCACCATCTCCGCGCTCCCACTACCTCGCCGTCTTCGTCCACTGCCACAGCCCGACGATACGAGACGGGCTTGGGAACCACCTTCTGCTGCGGCGTGGGTTGCGGAGCCGGCACGAACGGCAGACCGACAACCGCCAGCGCCAGGGCGATCACACAATCGTCGTGACAGCCCTGCTGCGCCTGTGTTCGGCCGGCAGAGTCGATGACGAACGAACGGCACTCGTCGAGCGTCACCGCGTCGCGAATGATAATCGACATCTCGCGGATGGCTCGATCCAGGCTGCTCACCAGTTGAGGCTTGGTCATTACACTAGTCTTCCAGCCGATCTCCTGGAGGCTGGCGCCGCGGGTGTCATCCGGCGTCCGTCGCCGGGAGTACAGCAGACACAACGGGTACTGCTGCCGGAGCAACTCCTCGATTACGGCGATGCCGGGGCCATTGGCCTCGGGAACGAGATACGCCCAGTTGAACCACCGTCCAAGGTCGGCGAGATAACCTCCAAAGACTGCGGGTTCAAATCGAGCGCGGAGTACCGCGACTGTTTCGCCCGTGTCCGCATCAGCCACTTCGGCAACCGAGTAGTCTGGATCGGTCTTACCAATGGACTTCCCCGCCGCGTCAATCCCTTCGGCACAATCCGCTCCTATCACGTAGCGATGACCCGCTACCGGCTTCTTCCACACCCTCAGTTCGCCGCGCCCATCCTCGCGCGCCACGAATTGTATCTGTGTCCGCGTCCCCACCGTGACCTGCTCCAGGCTGCCCGAGATCGGGTCGCGGATGATCGGCATACGCCCCAGGCTCACAAGACAGAATCGGGGCCGGCCACTGACGAGGAAAGCCTCCTCGGGGTTGCCAGGGAACTCTTGGTGGAAGCGCTCGACACTACCTTCGCAGTTCGTCGCGATGCACCAGCGCCGCCAGTTGAGTTGCTCCGGTGTGAGGTTATACCGGCCCCGAAGATCAAGTTCCTCTCGCGTCAGCGAGTCCTCGAACCGCCGCCTGTCGCCCTGAACGGCCAGTGCGTACTTGGGATGCTCCCACCAGGGCATAAACACCGCAGACCAGCCGTTGTCTTCCGCCGGGTCGCTAGCCTTGCGCCAGAGGTCGTAGAATGGCCCGCCCATGCCGTTTGCCGTGCTCGGGACCAGAACCATCGTGTCGGGGTCGGGCGGGACACATTGCATCATCCCCGTCATCACCGCGTCGGCGTCGCGCCAGTAGGCGAACTCGTCAAGCTGGAGATAACGCAGGCTGAACGACCGCCCGATCTTGACGTTCTCAGCGGAACTTGTCCGCACGAACCCGCCGCCCTCGAAGTCGATCAACTCGTCCTGGTGACGCCGGACGACGCGCCTTACCGCCGGCTCAGCCTCGGGGTGAGACTGATACGCCTTCACAAACTGGTCGTAGTAGTTCCAGATTTGCTGCGCCGCCGCGTGAACATGCGCGACGACGAAGGCCCTCTGGCCTGGCAAAAACGCGATATGGCGGAAGATCTCGGCCGCCACGCCCACCGACATGTGGACTTGGCGCGCCTTGAGGATCACGATACGAACAGGTTGCTTACGGGTGCGCTGCTTCTCGACAGCCGCGTGAAGTTTTAGTTGCCCCGGCGTCAGCCGGAGCGGGACTACGCTGCCCGTCTCATTACGGATCGACAGATACCGCTCGCACCATCGGGGATGATCGGCGTAGAGCGAGAGCGACACCAGGGCCGACTGCCTGCCGGTAATATCGTTAGATCCGCCCGTTGAACGCGGCATACTGGCATATCGCCAATCACCGCGCGAGCCTCTAGCCCTAGAGTTTGGTGGGCGGCTTGCGCCATATGTAGCAGCGCCGCGTGCAGCACCTGCCAGAAGCGGTTGATACTGATGCCGAATTCGGAGGCTATTTGATCGCCCGGCACGTCGTCGAAGTACTTCATACGCACAATGCGGGCCTCCCTGGCTGACAGTGTGGCCAGGAGATCACCCACTATCGCCCGCCGCTCAGCCGTGAGCATACCTTCGAGCGGGTTGCTCTCAGCGTCGGCGGCGCGCGGGTGGTGATACTCCTTGATCGGCTCCGACCCGGCGTCGGCCCAGTACTTCGAACCACGTATCTCGTCGAGGATCTTGCCCTTGACGCGCCAGCGGGCGAACGTGGCGAACGAGGCGCCATGGCCCGGCTTGTACCTGGTCGCCGCCTCGACCATGCCGAGCCTGGCCCAGCCGATCAGATCGTCCAGGACCCAGTTGCCGCGCATCGGCCCGCCCAGTTGCCGGTACATGTCGTTGGCGACGGCGACGCATATCCCCTGGTTCTCCAGGATCAGCCGTTCCCGCTCCTGCTCACTCAGCATGGGGGGCCTCCGAGTTTAGGGCGGCGTACATTGCCGGAGAAACTATAATCCTCGACGGTTCCAACTTGATCGGCTTCCCCTCAAGGTTACGCAGCCGCTCGATTTCCGCATCGATGGCCTTCCGCGCGGTTGCGAAGACCCGCTTCCCGATCTCGCGCTCACTCAACATGGCGCGTCACCCGTCCCCCGCCATGTCGAAAACCACGCGACCTTTGACGGTATGCACGCCGGGGCCGATACCCGCATAGGACTCGTAGATTACCGGCAGGTTACTGTGTGCTCTTAACGCGCCTAACAGCACTTGGATCACATCCAATATGCTCGGGGTCGCCTCCAGCGCAGCCGCGATGAACCGCTCGTCCTCGGTGGGATCGTCGTGCGGTTCCCCCTCCACCGGCGCCGGCGGCCGATCCTCCGCACGTTGGTATTCCCGACACCACTCCGGCAACTCATCCACTGTGGAGAATTCCAGCGCGTGCCCCTCGTGGATGTAGAGAAACTCACCCAGGTGGTCGATCACAGCCGGCTCTCCGGCGTAGAAACTGAACCGCCCAACATCGCCGACCGTCTGCCCAACCTCGATGTGCTCCCCGCACCGCCAGCACACCACGCTCTTACACGCGCTCATCGGTCACCTCCACATTGTGAACCTCCCGCCACGCCCGCTCAATCCGCTCGTCAAGCCGGAGTTGGGCTTGTCGTAATAGCAAGCGGACGGCACCGCCAGCGTGCGAAGAGTAATCGCAACGCGCGCAGAGCACGAAGCCGGCCGGCAGTACCCGCTCCCACCCTATCGGTATCGGCTCCGGCTTGTGCCCCACGAGCCAACACCAGAACGACGGCCGACCACGTAGCGGATGCGGATTAGCTAGCGCCTCGAAACTGACCTCGAATTCGAGACCGTATGGACGGTGGACGAATATCGGGATCTTAGACATCGGTCACCTCCACCGTCGTCGCCATGAAGCCGCGGTACTCGTCGAGCAGCTCCTCGATGCTCCGGCCCTGCTGTTTGACCTCGACCCGCTGAGTCTGCGGCCCGGCAGCCATCGACAGCAGTTCCCGCAACTCGCGGGCGCACAGCCCCCGGCTGCGCCAGTCGGGGGCGCCGCGCCACTCCGCGTCCAGGCCCTCGACCATGCGGTTGATGGCCTTGGCTGTGCCGGCGATCAGCATCTTGTTCTGGCTGTTCAACGCCGCCGTGA